GCCACCAGTTCGTAGTCGAGCGCGGCGGTGTTGTTCGCGGGCGCGGCCGATGCAAAGAACGTGGGCGCGAGCGCTGACAAGGCGACGGCGCAGAAGATGTAAACTGCAAACAGAAGTCTCATGATGTACCCCCAAAGTTGAAGAAGCGCGCGGGTTCTGACGCCCGCGCGCGACCGGCTTAGATTACGTCGGAGTCGCCTGTGGAAGCGCCTTCGCCTTTATCCTTGCCTTTACCTTTATCGTCACCGTGAACGGGCGGGATCACCGCTTGACCGCCAGCGCCCTTCGGCTGCTTGACGACCTTTGCGCCCGGAAGCTTCAGGCCCTTCTTGGAAGGGACTTCGGCGTCCGCGTCGATCACCCAGCTCGGAAGGACGGGCTTGCCGTCCACCTGCTTCATGTCCGACTCGGGCATCTCGAACACTGCGCCCGGTTTGATCCGGACGTGACCGTAGTATCCAGGAGCGATTGCTTTTACCTTCATGATGCTATCCTTCCTTCACCATTACGAGATGGTGATGTTGTCAGCATACGCAGTGTACGCCTGAATGTTTTTGGTCAATCCGGCCGTGAACTTGCCGGTGCTCAGATCGCCGTTCGCCACCGTGTACTTCAAGCGCAGGTAGCGCTCGACGATAGCGTCGGGCTGAAGTTTGGCGATCAGCCGCGAGCCGATTGCCGACAGAGCACCGAACGTGCCGATGGTCTGAGCGGTCGTGGCGGACGAGAACGAGCTGTTGTCATCCGTTTCGAGAGTCAGAGTCATCGTGGAGTTCGACGATCCATCCGTGAAGGCGACGGTCACGACCGCGAAGAAGTAGAGTTCTTCGCCGACGCCAAGGTTCCGGTTCGCACCGAGGTCGATATAGTCGGTGCTGGCTTCCGTTGTCAGATGCTGTACGTTCGAGTCGAACAGCAGGGCTGCATCTAAAATCATTGTGATGTTCTCCTAAACTAAAATGAGTTGGCTCACCGGACCATCCGGCAAGCCGCCGTCGCTATTAAGTGGTGACCGCTGCTTCTGTTTCGAGAAGCGCGTCGCAGATCTTGATCGGAACTCCACGGAAGGAGTACGAGATCTTGCCATCCACGTCGTTGTACACGAGACCGCCGCCAGCAGCCACGTCATCGCGGCGAGCGATGTCGAGCATCTGGAAGAGAGTGCGGTTCATGTAGAACACCGGCTTGCCGAGTCGCAAGTTCGCCGGGCCCACGCGGTGGATCATCTTGATCATCATCTCGATGAGATCCGCCGCCGAAGACTTGGCGACCAGGTTCGACACGTCGATGTTCGCGCCGCGAACCACGAAGCGCCAGTCCTTCAGTGCGATACCGCACTTCCACTGCCAGCGCTCGCGGTACGCGAGCATCCGGCTGCCACCGATCCCTGCGGTGTTCTCGACGGTCTCCAGGCCCAGGTCGTCGTGTTGCAGACCTGCTTTGGAACCCTTCGGGAAGATACCGAAGATCGACTGGGCACCCCACACCACCAGCCAGATGGAAGCGTTGTCCGAGCCGACGCCGCCGCCGTTCACGATGTTCTGACCGTTGGTCGCATCGAGATCGGAGTAGCGAACGCTCAAGCCGGTGAACTCTTCCGGGCTGATCGAGCTGTTACCGTAGAACAGCGTGGATGCCATCTCTTGGTTCATCGCTTCGATGAACGCCTTTGCTTCGGACAGGCGGAACGCGCCGACGTTGCCGTTCAGTTCTGCCAGATCCTTGTCCACTTCGGACCAGGCTTCCAGCATACCGCAGGCTTCGTCGATCTGCGCGGTCGTGCTCTTGCTGGGCAAGACGCCGCCGTTCAACAGACGCCATGCGACTGTCGGTAATCCGGTACGAACCGTCACGCGGTGTCCGGTCGGAAGGTTACCTTCCATGAAGAGCATGTCGTCCAGAACTTCGTTGGTCTGGTTCAACAACTCTACGATCTCGGGAACTTTGCCATCGGGATCGAGGCGCTTTGCCCAGTCCGCGAGTGTGGCGATGTTCGATGCTAATGCCATTTTCTTCTCCTGAAAAAAGTTTGGTTATACGGGTGTTGTTTCACTGTAGAGCTTCGACTCCGTGGACTTCTTCTGCGATCCGGCCGGTAAGCCTGATCCGCGGTTTGGGTTCCCGGACTCCATCGCTCTACCTATCCTTGCCAGCATCCGGACAAGCTCTGGGTGATTACCGAGCCCGGTGCGTTCAAGTTCGGAAACGAAGGTCTCACTGCCGAACTTCTTCGCAACGTCGTGAGCGAGCTGTGCGGTCTCTGCCGCCTTCTCGCCACCGAAGTCCTTGTCGGCGATGATCTCTTGCTTCCACGCTTCTGACTGTTCGGCGAGCTGATCCAGCGCAGCTTGGTTATGCGCGGCCAGGTTTGCACTCTCACGCTCAAGTAACTTCTGGGCAACGTCCTTCGACAATCCATGCTCCTTTGCGAAGGATGCAATCTTGTCAACGTCGTCCTGCTTGAGATGTGAGCCATCGGGAAGCTTCAGCTCGATCTTCTCGTCGGCTGCTTGACCTTCCTTCTTGGCTGGTGCGGCTGGCTTGCCTTCCGCCGACGCCGGTTTACTCTTGTCGGCGGCGGGCGTTCCTTGCTTGCTGTCCACCGGCTTCTGATCGGCCGCGGCCGCAGCGTTCTCAGATGCCTTTGCTGGTGGATTACCCTGCTGGTTCTGCTCTTGGTTCGCAGCAGCGGCTTCTGTGTTACCTTGAGCCGCTTGCTGTTGTTGATCGTCAGACACGTTAAAATCTCCTTTACTTGTTCAAATTCTCGTTACGCATCTTGAAGAACATCTCCGGATCTGCGGCGTCGATCTCCTGAAGGAGTTGGAAGCCGATGTCCTGTTGACCTGAGTTGTAGTGGATGCGGGCACTACTCTCGTAGATGGAGCTGAAGGTCTTGCACTTGCCGAGCAGTCGCCACAAGAAGCGGCGACCTTCCGGGGTGGACAGGACCGTTCGCATCTCGTTGAGTTCACGCTCACGAGCGCTGCGCTCCTTTATCTCCGCGGTCTCGACTTGCTTCTTTGAAGCCGCGTTACGAACGAACGGCTTCGGCTGTTGCGACTGCTGCTGGTCCATTAGTTCACGTCGGTCCATGCGCCGTTGCCGACACCGATGGCTGCCCATCGATCAGCGCCCACGGCTTCGAGTACGATGGAAGAACCCACGTCCGTGCACCGGATTGCATCGCCCGCGCTTGGCGTGATGGCCGCTCCGGTTCCGGCCGCCACTGAGTTCACGGGCCCGATCACGTCGGTCGTATCTGCCGGGTTCACATCGAAGTCGTCGGCTGTTCCGCAAACAAAGGTATACTGGCATCCGAGAACCGTGCTTGCTTCCGGAAGAGTCACCACGTCTGCGCTGTTCGAGACGATGGTGGAACCGCATTGAGCTGCCGTCAGTGTTGTGGTCGTTGAAGCGACCTGGTTCTGAAGGAACCCGTAAAGCGTGTCCGATCCAGCTCCGTTCACCACGAACTCGATCTTGCCGCTGGTCTTGGTGCACACCAAGCCGTCGCCGCACTTGATCGTGTCCGACTTGCCGATCACGGCATTGGACTGGTTCTGGAACGCGACACCGTAAGCGGTGAAGCAGAAGGCCATCAAGACCAAGGCGGTCAGTCTGGCTGCATATTTATTCATGATACCCCCCTTAAAGGTTTTAAGCTGTCGGCACCACGCCGCCAGATTGAGCACTTTGCATTAAGCGCGTGAGCGCGTTGTCTCCATCAGTCGGTGCGTTGGCGAGCTGGTTCGCAGCCTTCGCACCTTCCGACATCATCGCCATGCGCTGTTGAGACTGAACAGCCTGGGCTTCCATCGCTTCCATCTCTTGGACTTCTTCATCGCTGCGGACCACGCCGGGCGGCAGACTTACCATGTCGCCGTAAGCGTCAAGCAGCTTGTTGATGTTTGTCTTCTTGCTGGATGCCGGATACGGAACCACGAGCTGGCCCGCGAACTGCGCGTAACGCTCAAGTCCACCGATGCCGATCATCTTCTGCGCTTGCGCCATGATCGAGATGTACTCGACCGACAGCTTCTGCCCGTGAAGTTCTTCGGGCGGCGGCGGAAGAAGGTTCAGTTCCATATGGATCTGGAAGCTGATGTCGATGCTCGGATCAAGATCGTCCTGGTTTATCTGCTCCATCACGGGACCGAGCGCGAGCAGCTTCTCTTCGTGGCGCTCGTCGATCTCGCGGGCAGTGATGTCGCGGCGATCCGAGTTCGCCATCATCAGGAACATGTCCTTGTAGTAGGCTTCATCGATCCGCTGGCGGACCTGGCCTTGCTTCATCTCCATCTCTTGGATGCGCGGATCGATCTGGTAAACCGGAGTGAAGCCGCGCTGTCCTTCGCGCTCGTCGTAGTAGGTCATGTCACCAGGAAGGATGGACGACTTCACGTTCCGCATCCCGGCCGGGCCCTTCATCGGCGGATTGATGATCTTGTCGATGGCCTGGGCGATGCGCTTCTCACCCCATTGAAGTTGTTTGATGTCGCCGATGGCGGTCATGCCTGGGCAGTCGGTTCCGTACACGTCTTCGCCGGTAACTTCCCAGCGCGGTGCAAGGATCGGGAAGTAGTCGTAACCCTTCTCCGACAGGTACACGTCTTCCTTCGCGTCGGCCATGTAATTGCCAGACTGCGATGAAGACCAGCCGCGTTCGTAATAGCACTCGCTGAAGCGCTTGTACTTCGAGTCGAGCGCGTGTGGATTGAACTCGTCGTTCGGCTTGATCATGTGGACGACATCCACCCACGTTTGATAGTGGCCGCTGTCGTACTGGTTCTTCACGTAATCGGAGAAGCGCGACCAGTCCGGCTTGCCGGTGCGGTCGTCGATCTCGCCGAACTCTTCGATGAGCTGCGCGATGGTCATGCGGAACTCGCGGCAGAACACGTTCACCTTGCCGCGGAAGTCCTTTGCGATCCGGTAAGATCCAATCGGGAACGACTGCGTGTGGATGATGTTCTGGTAGTCCTTGACCATGGAGTAGGCTGCGGTCGCAAAGGTTCCGAGATCGCCGTACACCAGCGGTTTGGTCTGGTAGTAGTTCGACTTCAGGAACGAGCGGTTCATGATCTCGGCTACATCGTAAAGCCAAGTCTTCACCCGCGGCATCCGGTTCAGGATAGGATCGGGCGTCTCCAGCTTGAACCATCTTCTGGCTGGGCTGGTCACCCCCGACATCATCCCCGCGCGGAGCGTTCGCGCCGCGGTGGTTCCGGTCGAGTCCAAGATCTTCAGGTTCCGGCGATCACCGCGGTTCACGTCCGACAGGAAGAAGCGGGCCCTGGTGGGCAGGATGTAGTCGTTCAGGTCACGGTAGGCGGGCTTGAAGCTTGAGAACTCTGACTCCAGTTGAGCGCGAAGGATCTCGTTCTTCTGGCGCTTGGTCAGTGTCCGGTGTGGAAGTAAGTGGATATTGCTTCTTGCCGCCGTCATTGGTTACTGCCCCAACTGTGTCTTGTTGCTGGCTGCACCTGGCGCTGCTCCACCGGCCACGGCACCACCGCCGCCGCCGAGCAGACTCGATCCACTCGCTCCGACAGATGAACCACCGCCGACTGGTGCGGCTGCGTTTGCGGCCAGGGCGCGTTGACGCTGGCGCTGGATCTTCGAGAACGCCCGGTTCTCTTCCTGATCCTGAGCTTCCTTCTGCCTACGCATCGCACTCTCTTGATCTTGGCGAGCGGCATCCGCCTTCTGCCCGGCCAGCCTGCGCGCGTGCTGCGACTCGCTGACCGAGACTGCTGTTCCGGCCACGGCGACCGCGGCGAT